GCGCACTCGTTAAACAGCCCGCCCATTGAATATTGATGATAAGCATGATTTCTGCAATAGTCGCAATATTCATTTTATTCTTTTTCTCAGCAATTTACTACTTTCGTCCATCCATATCGTTCATTATATGGTTTAGCCGATTGGCACACGGACTTTGTGGGGCTTGCCGAACTTCGGTAAGCTATTTGAGGACATTTATCATAGTTCTGGTGAATGTCTTACTGAGCACGTTGGTGATATCCACTATAATAGCTATTGCACTTGTGACTAGTTATATGGTAGAGCATCAACAAATTATTATGGAAGTAAGCACCGCAGTAATAAATGATACACTTGCGTTCTTGAGTATCACTGCGGAGACGGCGTTGGCATGGCTTCGGAATCTGCCTGCTAATGCTGGAAATTGTTTTCATGACCTCGTAACATATGGCAAGAGCCTTATACATTATGCCTTAGTGACGTACACTGGTTGCGTAGCCCCAATGCGAATTTACTACCACGATTGGGGATTTACTAAAACATTCCCTTACATTTCCACTGGAATCATGTTGCCAACTTGGCCACAGTATTATGACCACTACCCTAGTGGTTGTGAGCTAATTTTGAAGTATCTTAAAACAGTACCACAACATGATTTAGGCAGTTGGAGATGGGCGATGACACAGTACGTTACAAATGTTATCCTGGTGATTTTCATTGTAATGACCACGTTAATTTTCCTCACTCGCAAATTGTTTGCATTAGTCTTAGATATGGCAGCACATTGGCATGGCCTATCAAAGGAGTTCTTCGTGCAAGAGAGAATATCAGAGCTTTTACAACAAGATGTGTACAACACTGCTCATTTGAGAGATGCCTTCAACAACAACCCATGGGTGCCAGCCAGAGAGACTATCGGACACACTCATGGTGCTGCTGCGGCCAATCGATCAACTGGCACATCCTTTATAGAGAGCTTTGCTAAACTCGCAGGCCTGAACCCATACTTTTTCCAAATGAGTAGATCTGACCAACGGAGAGGTAGAGTAGGCTCAAGAACTAGTTTCTGGGCAAAAGACGTAAATGCCCAATTCGTCCCTTTTAACCCTCGTGAGGATGATTTACACGCAATGGTGGATGTTGACCAATACATCGATATGCCTGCATTCCTTTGCACCCAATTTAAACCAACCATCTTGTACACTTTTGTTCCATGCGCTGCGGCGAGAACAACAAAGAATTACGCCTATACATTTACTGACCAAAATGAGGTGGAATATAAGGTGACTGGTGGAGCAACTTACAAACACCAAGTTTGGGATTATGGGCAGGATAACACCATAACAGTTAAGAAGATATTCGGCATACCGTACGCTTGTGCTGTGTATTTGATAGACCGGCGCCAAACAGATGATGACCATATGATTATTCTATTCAGCCCAATGGTAAAGTGGACTGGCATAAAAGCTATGTTCGCGGCATTTTTCTTGTCTGGAAAAACCTTGAGTAGGCTAGAACCAGTAACCGATAATTCGAATTTCGCACGGTTATATCTGTTTTCGGAGAAAGAACACCTTGTGTCAACAGCAGAATGCGGACATTATACCGCTGCAACAGTGCCTGTTGATAAGGACGAAGCGATAAAGCTGACCCAACGTTTAAGCTCCAGCGATATACAAATACCTAGCGTTTTGAGTATTTTGGGAAACACCGACCGCTCATGTGCGACCATCTTAACGGCCTATCATAGGCTGCGGTTAGAACGCCACCCCCCTACTATCTATCCCCTTGATGTTACAATAAATCATTACAGACCTTTAAACACTGTGCCAGAAATCACCAAAACAGCAATGACCGCGTTTATGCAACCAATAATACCAGACACTTATGTGCCACAAAAGTGCTATTCTAACGACGTATTAATGGTCACTGAGAGGATAACAAAATTATCTGGTCCCAACCCACCGCTGCATCCTATTATGCAACTGTTCATAGGAGAGTTCTTAGAGGAGATGTTCCCCCAACGCGGGATTCTACACCCAACCGAGTTGGAAGAGGTTTTTATTCGACAAGACAGGCCCACTCAACGCCACATTTTGCAGGCCACAATGTTTGATGACCCTTTAGCCCCGACCACGTACAAGACTTTTATGAAAGCTGAGGCGTATTCTGAACCAAAGGACCCAAGGGTCATTACAACTTTACCAGGAGCTTTGAAACGCGAATACTCACAATACATGTATGCCCTGAGTGATTACGTGGTTGAAAACTGCGATTGGTACGCATTCGGCCACAATCCAATAAACATTGCCGCCAAAGTAGCCGCTATATGCAGCCGAGCCACAGAGAACGTGGGCTTAGGAGACTATTCAAGATTTGATGGTAGGGTGAACGGCTTAATTCGCCTACTTGAGGCCCAATTGTTATGTCGTGCCTTTAGTCGTGAAGATTCTGCAATTGCCCTTGAGTTGCACCGTTCACAATCTATGGTAAAGTGTGTGACAAGCAACGGCTACAAATACATGACAGGCGAAGAGCGGAAATCCGGTTCTCCCGAAACGGCAATTTTCAATAGCATTGTCAACAAGTTCCTTGATTACGTAGGTAGACGCCGCACTCAAGTTGATGGAGCGTTCATTTCATCATCGGTGGCCTACAACGCACCTGGTATATTTGGAGGCGACGATTCACTTACAGCAGACGTCACTCCTGCAACAATGGTTAAAGCAGCCGCTGAATGGGGCATGGCCCTAGAGATGCCCATAGTCAAGCGCGGCGAGCCCGGGGTTAATTTCCTAGCTAGATATTATACTAGAGATGTGTGGAATGGTGACGTTCACAGCACTTGTGACCTTGTAAGGCAATTACCAAAATTTCACATAACCGTGAAGTTAGACATAGATCCCGTTTCAAAGTTCATTGAGAAATGTCGCGCGTTCTATTTAACCGATGCCAAAACACCTATCATTGGTGAACTGGTGTGTAAATGCCATATCTTGTTCACTGATTACGCCAATAGATATGGTTTAAAACATCGCTTTACTGATGTAACAAGTGTGTCACAAACTTTACGACTGTGGGGCTCCGGATACTTAGACAACAATTATCCATCTGTTGATGACCAAGATGCGTTAGACAGACTGGTTTGCGCATATCCTGAGTTTGATTACGAATCATATGTAGCCCACATACGCAATGCCAACAAATTGGAAGATTTATTGACAATACCATGTTGCTGTCCTGAACAACCGATGAAAATTGGCAAATTTCCCTATGAGACTCAAAACACTGTAGTACTTGCAGAGAAAAATGTTGCAGCTAGCAAAACTCAAGGCAACAAAGGTAAAGACAAACCTAAAAGGAGTACTAAGCCTGATAACGGTGGAAGACCTGAGAAACCACCTAATGAGAACAAACCGCCGAATGGCAAGTTGACCCGAGCAACTATGGCTCGTCCACGGTCAATTTTTGGTGATGGTGATGCCCGAAAGGGTAAGCCCACCACCTAAGCTTACTACCATATAGACATACGAACAGGCTTGTGGAAGCCTGTCTCGAGTTGGATTACTCTTTAAACAAACCCAATTTTTCGTATGTCTTCAAAACACGAGAAAAAGCAAGCAAAACCCGCTAAGCCCAGAACCCGCAAGAAGAAAAACACGATGGTGTTATCTTCTAATGCTTCAAAAGACAAACCATTGCCCGTGCCCGTTTTAGAGATGGTTGAGCATTGTCCAAAGTTTAAAATCGTTGGAAGTTCCAACAATTCCATCCGCGTTAAAGGAAAAGACCTCATGACCACCATTACTGTACCTATGTCACCTGTAGGAACCGTGATCAGTGACTTTGATTGGCGACCCGTGAGTACCACGTGGGCAAACACTTCTTTGAACCAGTTCGGTAACATGTATGAGAAATACCGTATTAAAGGAATCACTTTGCACTACGCGACCTTCCAAGCCTTCACTGTAGGTGGTGGTGTCATTTGCGCCATACGATATGACCCCGCTGACCCAGTGCCATCCACTGCCACGTCCTTGAACACTGTATATAGCACACAGGATAATATAGCCGTACGCCCCGTAGGTCGGAACTATAGCAAGAAATTATCTGGCTTCCCAGATCCAGACCCTCAGCGTTTCTGGTTTACCCAAGCCCAATCTGAAGAAGAACGATTGGTTGACGCTTTCAACCATCTTTGCGTGATCGCTTCTGTACCGTCCGCAGCGTTTGATATTCAGATTTGGGTTGAGTATGACCTTGAGTTCTTTGAAAGGGTTATACAATTGCCAGTTACAAGTTGCGCTTGGAATGCACCCGGAAACTTCACAATTGCCCAGGGCAGCACCGCCAACATACTGACCACCATGTCTGCTGCTTCAGCTCTGTCAACTAATCAGCCGTTGATAAGCCCAACTGTTGCAACCTCCGGATTGATGGAATTACCCAATGGCGCGTATTACATATTGATGCGATACATTGCCTCCGCTACAGGCCTACCCTCCGCAATGATACGTGATAAGATCAGTGCGCCTGAGACAGCCATACCTATTGCGAATGCATTGACAGCAGTTGCTAACGGTTTCAATACTTACGGTTGGTTATTCAATAACACCGGTTCAAATAAGTATTTAAGGCTGCTTCTGCCTGGCAATGCAACCTCAGGAGCTAGCTTCAGCGCAGTTTTAGGCCATGTCGCAGCAATCAACCAAGATATCTTCAAATTCCTGTCTGACCGTTGGGCAAACACACCTCCACCACCTGCTGATGTCCCCAAGCAACAAGAACCGACTGAGACCGTACCCGCCATAGCGGCCTCTAGTATGACCCCTTCTGGGTACACCGGCTTAGCAACTTAATTGCTACCCACAA